CCCATCCCCCGGCGCGGATGGCTAAACTTTCCCCGGCTTCCGAATCTCCCCGGCGTGAGATGACGAGCCTCCTGAAAAAGGAGATTCCGTCATGGCGAACACTGCCGCCTATAACGGTTTTCAACAGCACAGCGGTACGGGCTCTGCGCCGACCTATGAGCAGGTCTCTGTTTATATTTCGTCCAGCAACACTACTGCCATCTACAACGGTGACCCCGTAAACCCCGATGCAAACGGCTTCATTGTCCGTGGCGTCACCTCTTCTTCCAGCAGCAACACCCAGATCGCTGGCGTGTTCATTGGTTGCAAGTATCTTTCGGTCAGCCAGAAGCGCACTGTTTGGTCCAACTATTGGCCCGGCAGCGACAATTCGGGCAACGTCGAAGCCTACATTATCAATGACCCCAATGCTAAGTTTGTGGCTCAGTTTGGCAATGTCAGCGTTGCTCAGACCTATGTCAACAGCGGCGTCGGCTTCAATATAGGTACTGGTAATGCCAACAGCGGCATTTCTGGCGCTTTCCTTGAGACCTTGGCGACGGACAGCACAATGCCCTTCAAGGTGGTCTCTCTCGTGACCGACCCTCCGGGGGCTAACGGTACCGAAGCTGGCGCTTATCAGAGGGCTATCGTTGCCTTCAATAACGTCTCCACCAAGCAGCTCACGGGCATCTAACAAGGAGTAGGGACTATGGCTGTTAATCTTTCTGCCATTAAAGACCTTCTGCTCCCCGGTCTCCGTGGGGTTGAAGGTAAGTACGAGCAGATCCCGTCGCAATACGACAAGATCTTTACGAAGCATGATTCCAAGATGGCGCTTGAGCGCACCGCAGAAATGCGTTTCTTGGGTCTCGCCCAGCTCAAGACCGAAGGCGGCCAGACTGCCTTTGATAACGGCGCTGGCGAACGCTACGTCTACAACCAGGAGCATACCGAGATCGCTCTCGGCTATGCCATCACTCGCAAGGCGATTGATGACAACCTGTACAAGACCCAGTTCATGCCTTCGAACCTCGGCCTGATTGAATCTTTCCATCAGACCAAGGAAATCTACGGCGCGAACGTCCTCAACACCGCGACAACCTACAATGCGTCCATCGGCGGCGACGGCAAGGCGCTCTGCGCTGCTGACCATCCCATCGACGGCGGCACGGTCTCCAACATTCCGGCAACTCCCGTTGACCTGAATGAATCGACCCTGCTGAACGGCATGATCGGGATCAGGACGGCGTTCAAGGACCAGGCTGGTCTGAAAATCTTCGCCCGTGGCCGCAAGCTTGTTGTGCCTCCGCAGCTTGAGCCGGTTGCTATCCGTCTGACGAAGACTGAACTGCGCCCCGGCACTGCGGACAACGACGTGAACGCGATCATGATGACGGCTGGCGGTCTGCCTGAGGGTTACATGGTCAACGACTTCTTGACCTCGACCCGCGCTTGGTTCCTGCTGACCAACATCGATGGTCTGTCGTACATGGAGAGAGTGAAGTTCGAATCCGATATGCAGGTCGATTTTGTCACAGACAATCTGCTTGTTAAGGGTTACGAGCGCTACTCGTTTGCCTACTACAACTGGCGCGCTATCTGGGGTTCGTTCCCGACCTAATGCTAAGAGGTGGGGTCCAAAGCCCCACCTTTCATCTAGGATTTCTAGTCGCGTTGACCGGCCTAGCGGACGCTGCACAAGACAACGCGACGACTCGTGCAGGAGGCTCATATGAGCACCACTACTTTCACTGGCCCTATCAAGGCTGGCGATGTTCTCAATACGACCGGCACCACTGCCGGTACGGTTAAGAATGTTGGATTCGTTATAATGGCGCAGGTTGTGCCCCTCACGCAGGCTGGCACTGCTACGGCAGCCGCCACGGGGATTGTTATTCCCGCCTATAGCCACATTGTTCAGATTCAAATGCTGAACACGGTTGGTTTTAGTGGCGTGTCGTCCAACATCAGCATTGGCACTTCCGCGACTGCCACTGAGCTTGCCGCTGCTACTTCTGTTGCCAACATCGGCATTACTGGGTTGACGCCGGGGACGGATGCCACTCGCTCCGCACTTTGGTCTAATGTCGGCGCGTCTGACGTTATCGTCTACGCTCTGTCTACAAACACTGGTGCCGGTGTCGGCGACCTTGTCGTCCGTTACATTCAGGCTGAGAACGTCTAAGCTACAGGAGATCGTCATGAAGGGTAAAGGTCAGCACAAGCTCGGAAACCCGTCGCCTAAGAACCCTGGCGGGGATTTCTATGCCGGTGGTCAGTCCGAAGTTGCCAAGGAGGCCAAGGACAAGTCTGAGGGCTTCAAGCGCGGCGGCAAGACCGTCAAGATGGATGGCAAGAAGGCCAAGGCTGATATGGGTCGCAAGCCCCGTATGAGCGGCGGCAAGGTAATGTCGTCTGCCAATTCGGGTACGCCCCGCAGCAAGTCTTCTCACTACTAAGATCGTTTCTCCCGGATCTAACGTGAGACTAACGGGGGCCGTGCGCCCCCGTTTTTGCAGGAGATTGCTATGACTGCTGCCTGGACGCGTAAAGAAGGCAAAAACCCCGAAGGCGGGCTCAACGAAAAGGGCCGGGCGTCCCTCAGGGCGCAGGGTCAAGATATTAAGCGTCCCCAGCCAGAAGGGGGGTCGCGCAAGGATAGTTTTAGGGCTAGAATGTGCGGGATGAAGGAGAAGCTGACTTCCGCCAAAACAGCGCACGACCCAAACAGTAGGATCAATCTTGCTTTAAAGAAATGGGACGTAAAATGCTAAAATGCACCCGATGCAAACAAGAAAAACCAGCAACTGCTGAGTTTTTCCCTTTGCATAATCGAAAGATTAACGGCCTTGATAGTTGGTGTCGGGAGTGCAGAAATTCATATCGAAGCGAAACTAGGCGTGGCCTATATCGCGATATGATTGACGATGAATCTTTAAAAAACGTGCTTGCAACAACAATTTGTTGTACAATTTGTGGGGATGAGGGTGATCTTGTAGTTGACCACGACCATGAGAAAAACATCATCCGTGGCATACTTTGCAATAGGTGTAACAAGGGTCTTGGCCTGTTTCGCGACAACCCAGATTTCCTTGAATATGCCCGTATCTATCTTCTGGCTTCTCATAACGATCCAGAAGCAGCAAAATATGTTAAAGATAACAGTGGGTTAGATTTGTATGGGGAGATTCACTGATGGACAAACCTTTCTGGGAGAAAGACGCGCCAAAAGATGCTAAAGTGAAGCATCTTGACCGCAAGCAGATGCAATCTGCCAAGGCAATGGCTAGGGCTGCTGGGCGGCCTTATCCTAATCTTGTTGATAACGCAGCGGCATCTCGCATGAAAAGGAAGCCCTGACCATGAATCTTAATACCATTACCGTCACTGGCGTTGGCCGCAGCGGTGTTTGCGCAGTCGATGACTTCCAAGCCCCATTCAATGTTGGCATTGGCGCGAAGCTGACCGGCACTGCTACGTTTAACATCGAGTACTCATTCGATGATCCTATGGCGACTGGCTACACGGCGGCGGGCGCTACTTGGTACGTTGCCAGCGGGTTTAGCGCTTTAGCCGCATCTACTGGCGGGGCTTTTACAGTTCCCTGCAAGGCGATTTCGATCAACATCACTGCCAGCACTGGCAGCGTTACAGCCACCATTGTTCAGGCTGGGCCGGTCTAATGGCCACAAGCAACACCTACACGTTCAACCCGTCGCTCGGCGAAATGGTTCTTTATGCCTACAATCTCATAGGCATCAGGAACACCGCCGTGCTGCAAGAACATATGGAAGCCGCTCGCATGGCTTCCAATATGCTTTGCGCTCGCTGGTCGAACCAAGGTGTGAACTTGTGGGCTGTTGATCTGGTGACGACGCCTCTTGTGACTGGCACTGCCACCTATGCGGTAGACGCCAATACCGTCATGATTTTGGATGCTTATGTCCAGAATGATGATTCTGGGGCCAACATTGACCGCATTATTTTGCCGGTGAGCCGCACGGAATACGCCAGCTACCCCAATAAGGAGCAGCAGGGCTTCCCAACCGTTTACTGGTTTGACCGCCTGATCAGCGCATCCCGGTCCACCGGATCTGCTGGCCCTACGGTCACGCTTTGGCCCGTTCCAAACACTGATAACGGCCCTCAATATCTGAAGTACTATCGTGTGCGTCAAATACAAGATTCAGCGCTGACGAACGGCCAGACGGTCGAAATTCCTTATCTTTGGCTTGAGGCTTTTGCCTATGGGCTGGCCATGCGTCTTGCACAGATCTGGAACCCGGCTGCGGTCGCCATGATCAAGCCAATGGCTGACGAATCATATCAGATCGCTGCTGATCAGAATGTCGAGACCGCGCAGCAGTACATCTCCCCGATGATCTCTGGTTACTACCGATAAGGGGGCATAGATGGGCTATGCATCCAGATCAGGCCGCGCCAGGACAGACGCCCGCAATCCGCGAGCTTTTGCAATCTGTGACCGCTGTGCGCTCTGGTACAACCATTATCAGCTATCTTGGCAGTATGACTGGGCTGGCGCATCGCTAGTCAACAAGCGCCTTCTTGTCTGCAATAAGTGCAATGACACGCCCCAAGAGCAGTTGAGGGCCATTGTGGTCCCGGCGGATCCTGTGCCGATTGTGAACCCACGTGTCGAGCCCTATGCTTGGGATGAGATCGACCGCCGTCAAGTGTCGGGTTATAACACAACCAATTCCCAGACCGGCATCCCGGTTCAGCAAGGCGACACTCGCGTCACCACCATTGACGATGATGTGCCCGACAGAACTCGCGTCACTCAGCAGACTGGCGAACCCCCTTATGGCCTCAAC